AGTACGTTCAATGGCAAGCGCAAATACATTTGGTTTAGATGGCGACTTTCACACAGATTGGCCTCACCCCGACGTTAGTATTACAGGTGTTTTGTACACTGACAAGACATGGGAACGTAACTGGGGTGGAGAAACATTGTTTGCACATTTAGATATTGATGGCGATAAGTTATATGCTAGTGAATATCAACCATGTAAACTAGTTACATTTGATAGCAGTATCCCACATATTGGTAAAGGACCGCAACGTCGGTGCAAAGAAATGCGTAGTATTTTGGCCTTTCAAGCAGTGCAAAAAGACGAATTAAAAGAGCGTTTAGGTAAAAAAGATATTGCAAAATAGTAATAAGTATAGTATTATATTACATATGATGAGGACTAGGACACTCAACCCTCTTAAAATACTCTGCGTGTCATCAAATTTGCTACTACAAGGAGTAAAGAGATGGCAAAATATATTAGCACAAAAACATACAAACAACTAGGACCAGTCTGTTATCGACAGTGGATTGCGGATAGCCACTGTAACTTAATTCATGGATATGCTTTAAGTTTCCATTTTGAATTTGAAACAGATGACTTAGATGCTCGAAACTGGGTTATTGACTTTGGTGGATTGCGTCCACTAAAAGACAATCTTGAAGATTGGTTTGACCATACGCTACTGGTAGCCCAAGATGATCCGGAGCGCGAAACGCTACTAGAACTTGGCAAGAAGGGCCTTGCTAAGATTACAGAAGTTGAGAAAGCAGGTTGCGAAGGTTTATCTGACTTCTTATATGAATATATTAATACTATCTTTCTTCCAGCATATGAGCCAGGCACTCGTGTTTGGTGTTCCAAAGTAGAGGTAAGAGAGACAGACGCCAACATGGCAATGCGTGTTGGCCACAGAGAAGATGGAGAATTCAATGTTTAATTGGCTTAAAGGCTTAATGAAGAGTTCTACCCCTGCTAAAGTTGAAGAGGCTGTAAAGCAACTCAATGATAGCGAACTTGCGGCAATGACCAAGGCAAACCTTGAAGCTCATGGCCGTGAAATGGGTGTTGAACTAGATCGCCGTATGACAAAAAGTAATATGATTGCTGACCTTAAATCTAAACTTTAAGAGGGTTACATGAAGATTAGATATACAGAAGCATTTTATAGTGTACAAGGCGAAGGAAGATTTACTGGTGTTCCCAGTGTCTTCCTTCGTATGTTCGGTTGCAATTTCACTTGTCCAGGATTTGGATTACCACATGGTAAAAAAACTACTGAGCCAGATGACATTGCAGCACAAGTTAAAGAAAATCCACATCTTTATAAGAAATTAGATGACTTGCCACTAGCATCAACAGGCTGTGATAGTTATGCAGCATGGCATCCTGCATTTAAAAAGTTCCAAAACAATGTGGATTTAGACAGATTAGTAGATGATTTATTGGTGTTAACACCTAATGGGTGCTGGACGCAGGAAGATGGACAAGATATCCATCTTGTTATTACTGGCGGAGAGCCGTTGCTAGGATGGCAACGCATGTATACTGAACTATTTGAACACCCCCGGATGCAGGATTTAAAAAATGTTACATTTGAAACGAATACCACACAAACTTTGCGAGACGATTTCAAGACTTACCTTGAGAATACACAACGACTACATGTTACATGGTCATGTTCCCCCAAGCTATCGGTTAGTGGACATGATTGGGATGATGCTATACTCCCTGACATTGCTAGGTCTTACAGTGATATTCCTGGTAGCTACTTGTATTTCAAGTTTGTGGTTTGTACTAATGACGATGTGGATGAGGTTGCAAGAGCTGTATCAGATTATAGAGCTGTCGGTATTACAGCGCCGGTTTACCTCATGGCTGTCGGCGGTACAACAGACAGTTACTTTAAAAATGGAAAAAGTGTTGCAGACTTGGCACTTGAAAAAGGCTATCGTTACTCCCCCCGACTCCACGTTGACGTCTTTGGAAACGCCTGGGGAACTTAAAGATAAAAAAGATTCTACCAGTGGTATCCATCTTTTTCCAGAACCAAAAGTAGAAGAAGACTTAGCTGACAAACTTAGGAAAGTAGGTTTATGAAAACTATAATATGTGATATTGATGGTACAATCTTTAAGTATCCTCCACGTGGTTCAGCACAGGTTGTAAACGAAGACCAAGAACTATTACCTGGGGTACTACATAAGTTTAATCGATGGGAAGCCGCTGGGCATAGAATTATTCTTATTACTGGTCGCAGGGAGAGCCTACGAAAATGTACAGAAGCAATATTAACAGATAACGGCATTCCATTTGACCAACTGATTATGGGTTGTCCAGATGAAGGTAGAGTATTAATTAACGATTTAAACTTTGCTGGTAAAGTAAAAGCTCATGCAGTAAACCTTGAACGAGATATTGGTATGGAACATTATGATTGGATGGAAGTAGGATTGTGAATGAAGATCAACGGATAGAGATGATTACTTAGAAGAACAGTGATAAAGGGTTAGTATATGAAAACAGTTTGGATCAGGCACGGACAAAGTGAGTACAATGCACAAGGCATAGATACTGGCTGGCATGATCCTGATCTAACTGAACAAGGTGTTCTTGAAGCACAACAAGCAGGGAGTCAACTATTTCGTACATATCCAGAGATAGAAGGAATATATTCCAGTGATCTTAGGCGAGCTCACCAGACAGCAAATTATATTACAGATGCTGCAAATTGGAGTGAAACTCTACAAGTAAGCCCTGCTATTAGAGATCGTGACTTTGGTGACTGGAGTGGAAAGCCGCCAAATGATGAGTGGAAAAAATGGTTGCCAAAACCCGAGAATGGTGAAAGTATGAAAGAATGTGCGGCCAGAGTTTATGGCTTTCTAAAAGAACTAGAAAGTAACGACTCAGGCTTACCGCATATAATTGTATGCCATAACAATACAATCCGAGCCGCAAGTGTAGTTATAGGCATTAACGCACCAGAAGATGTGCAAAACTTTGATGTATTAACAGGAGAAATAATAGAATGGGTATTTTAGACTCAGCTAAAAAAGCCATGGGCATGGGAGAAGCTACTAAAGTTGATTCTCCCAAGCCTAAGGCTAAAAAGAAAAGCGAAAAGGAACTAGCTACAGAAGCTGGCGAACCTTGGGTTAGTGTTATTGACGTAGAACTAGATCCAGAGAATGTAGGCAACGGAGCCTTTGAGTTAGATTGGAACGAACACTTTATTAAAAAGTTGTGGAAATCTGGTTACAAAGACGAAGATGAAAATGATATGGTAGATCGTTGGTTCCAGGATGTTTGTAGAAATGTTGTGTTAGAAACATACGAAAAAGATGAAGCTATGATAACACGTAGCGATCTGGGCAATGGCAAAACAGAGTACAAGTAAGGTACAATGTACTATTTGCAATGCAAATACATTAATTTCTCATTATGTAAAATATTTTAAAAATAAAAGAGGTAAAGTACAGTTTGGGGGGAGTGATATAGAGGGACCATTGTGTGTTAATTGTTATAATGATTTAAACGATCAAGCTCTAGGGAAACCTGAAATGTTGGAAAAGGAACATCACTATGTTAAAACCCGTATCCAGAAGTCAACTTGACAGTTATACTAAGTTCCTGGCAAAATGGATGCTATTGTTTATGGGACTGCCGTTAGCTTTTGGATTTGTCATAACTCCACTCTCAATATTAATTTTGATAGTAGGATTAGATTTTATTTGGCATAAAATGGAGGACATAGATTTTCCATGATAATTTACGTAAACGGCGATAGCCACAGCGCAGGTGCTGAACTGATTAAAGATTATTGTTTCGCAAATGACGATCAACGATATGTTTATTTAGGTAGAACACCACATCCAGAAGCTATTCCAAAAACATTTGGTAGCCATTTAGCACACGCTCTTAATGCAGGGTACTTCCTTGATGCTGAAAGTGCTAGTAGCAACTACCGTATTTTACGAACTACAAAGCAATTTTTAGAAGAAAAATATAGTACCACAAAAACAATTATTATTGGTTGGTCTACTTGGGAACGTGAAGAACTATGGCATAAAGATAGATATTACCAGCTTACAGCAAGTGGTTCAGACAGCGTTCCTAATGAACTTTTTGATACATATCAGTCTTGGGTAATGGAGCAAACACAAGATAAATTACGTGAAAAACAAGAGTACTGGCATAAACAAATTTACGATTTTCATAAAGAATTAACAGAATCTAATATTAAACATTTATTCTTTAATAGTATGCATGCCTTTGATAAAGAATGGACTGGCGAAGTTGATTGGCAAGATTGTTACATTGAGCCGTATAACAAAGATTGGACATACAGTGATTGGGCATCAAACCAGGGTTTTATAAATGTTAACTATGGAAGTAATCATTATGGCCAAGACGCACACATAGCTTGGAGCAAAGTTCTTCTGAAACGGTTGACTAACAACACAGATACTAGTATAATCAGTGTTAGGAAGCCAAAGAATAAGATAGACACAACTGTTAATACTGGAATCATGAGGATAAAGTGACAACATACCTACTAGTAGACACTGCTAACACGTTTTTTAGAGCCCGTCATGTAGCACATCGTGGCATGGATTCATGGACACGGCTAGGTTTTGCAATGCATGTTACAATGGCAGCTGTAAACAAAGCATGGCGTATTGCTGGTGCTGATCATGTAGTTTTTGCACTGGAAGGGCGTAGCTGGCGTAAAGATTATTACAAGCCCTACAAGGCAAATCGTAAAGTTGCTCGTGAAGCATTAACGGAACAACAGCAGGAAGAAGATCAGTTGTTCTGGGACACCTATGACGACTTAACTACATTCCTTAAAGAGCAAAGTAATTGCAGTGTACTACGCTGTGATATTGCAGAAGCTGATGATATTATTGCACGTTGGATACACAAACATAAAGATGATGAGCATGTTATTGTTAGCAGTGACACTGATTTTGTACAACTGGTTAGTGACAATGTTAAGCAGTATAACGGCATACAGAACCATATGATTACAATAGACGGTATTTTTGATGATTATGGAAAACGTGTAAAAGATAAAAAGACTGGTGAAGATAAAGAAATTCCTAATCCAGCGTGGTTATTATTTGAAAAATGTATGCGAGGAGATGCAACAGATAACGTGTTTAGTGCTTATCCTGGTGTACGTAAAAAAGGAACAAAAAACAAGGTAGGTTTACTAGAAGCATTTGACGACCGCGGTAGCAAAGGTTACAATTGGAATAACATGATGCTTCAGCGTTGGACAGACCATAACGGTGAAGAACATCGTGTGTTAGATGATTATAACCGCAATGTAACACTAGTAGACTTAACTGCTCAACCAAGCGAACTAAAAGAGTATATTGACAATACAATGACTGATCAGTTAGTATGTAAGAATAATCCCATGGTGGGTGCTAAGTTCTTAAAGTTTTGTGGAAAATATGAACTTAAACGTATCGCAGAGGAGGCAACAAAATATGCAGAATGGCTACAACGAGGTTATGATGTACAAAGCCCGACCCATAGTTGATAATAAGTTTTGGATCGTAGAGCAAAACGGCGAGCGTATTGGAACAGTTCGCAAAGGGCAGGATTTAACTGTAGTATTGCCAACTGGCATTAGTAAGTGTGCAAGCGTAGATGAGTTGGAGGATAAGTTTAATATACAGATGGTAGATTCAAAAGAAATAACTGTAGTAACAAAACCAGACGTTGATAAAGATGTTAACGGATTTCCTACTAAAACTGTTCCATTTAATGGAATGTTTGATATTAAACGCAAATTACCTTTATATACTAAAACAGCCAAGAGCCAGAGCTTTTATTGTGCTGGATATTACATTATTAAGTTTGATAGATGGCTTCCAAGTTATTGCCCTAAGTTATTAACACTTAGCAGGCAAGAGTTTCAAGGACCATACAAGAGTAAGTTTGAAATGCAACAGGCATTAAAACGAGTATGAGATTACCTAAGTTTGCCAATCTAGACATTTTTGTTAAGAAGGCTAATACTGGTATTAGTCCTAGTATTAGTGTTAGCAGAGAAGAAGCTCAACACATCGCTAAAGAGTATTTAAATCTAGTAAAGTATACACTAGAGCTACAGGATCGTCTTGTAGTACTTGAGCGGGAAATTGCAAACCCTACAGAAATAGAAATAGTAACAGGAAACTTTTAATTTTAATTTGCATTTTGTGTAAACATATGCTACTATAATGGTACATTAACTAAAAAGATTGGTCGAGACCAATGTAACCGGTTAATGATACTTAAAAACTGTTTGAAAACCGCGGTTTTCGAACACTGTCATAGATATAAAGGAAAAAATTATGACAACTACATTAAAGCTGATAGATGATAAAGAAAACAAATTCGACACTGTAAAAACTTTTGAACTAAAATCGTTTCCAATGTGTGTTAACACAGGAAATAAACTAATGAAGATAGATGATTTTTTAAAAATCCCAACATTTCCGACTAATCGTGATGTAGAAAGCCGTGCAAAAAAACAGGTAGCTCTCTTAACAAAACCAATGCACAAACATGTTGAAGTCGACTTATTAAAATATACAGGCCCAACAGTTACCGTGCCTGCGCTTTTCCAACATGGTGAAGAATATTGCCTAGACGCAAACACTCGTCAATATAAT